ACATCGTCTATATCAAGTGAGCCACCTGTGATAAGACCTGTAGTTGTTATTGTAGATGAGCCTGTGTCAATGTTACCAAAGCCAGAAGTAATGCTACCTGAGTCCAATGCACCAACAGTTGTGGCTGCAGTTGTAACAAGATTAGGCATTGCTGTAATTTCATCGTCAAAGTAAGCAGCCAAGTCTGTCACAGCAACCTGCACCATAGTGCCATTGTCATTCATTACCACTCTGTCTGCATCAGCAACTGTAGTAGATGTAGCAGAAGTATCACCATCCATAATGTTAAGTTCTGCTGTAGTTACTGTAGCACCGTCTAGTATCTCTAGTTCTGCTTCAGATATACCTGCAGAACCTATTGTTAGTGTTCCTGATATATCTACATTACCATTGATATCAATAGTAGTTGCTGCAATTTGTATCTCTGTATCAGCTATAAGGTCTAGTTGTCCATCAGTGCTTGAGTTTATTGATATAGCTGTGTCACGAAACTGTATCTTTTCTGTAGATGCTATGAGTATATCATCAGAAAACTCAAAGTAGTCCTCGTCTTCCATCCACTTGAGTACACCATCATTGTCTTCACCATCAAATGTTATAGTGATGTCTGTTCCTGCTGTCCCTGCACCAAAGGTAAGTGTGTTACCTAATAGCTTAGTAATAGGACCACCTTCAGCAGTTGTCCCATCGTGCGTGTGTCCTGTCCCTGATGCGAAAGCTGCCAGTAACTGATTAAACTCATCGTTAGTATGAGCCGCAGTAATTATGTCACCATCACTATATGTAGACTGTCTTGTGTACGTTGCTCCCATTTATCTTCTAGCTCCTGTTTGATATTCCATACCAAAACCCCTCAAGGCATAAGGTGCAGAAACACCTTCATCGTCTATTCTTATTGCCACCGTAAAACCTGACCCCTCTACAGACTGTCTTAATAAAGGCTCTGACTGACCGCCATATGTAGCTGTTCCATATACCCCTGTGCCATATACAGCAACAATATCACTGGCTGCTAAAGAATATGCCGCAGGTCTTGGGGAGTCGGGGTCTTCATAATCGTATCTTAAAAATAAGTTTGCATTAATCGCAGCTTCTGGCTTATAACTTACAAGAACACGGTGCATATGTTTACGTATTCCGGGGTCTCCAAAACTTAAATCAGGACTTCTGTATTTACCCTCTACGGCTGTCCCATCAAAATCATTACCTATTTCTTGTCTATAAATATAGCCACCCTCTCCACCATGTATAACTATTGAGGGTGGTGCAGATGTTGAAGTGGTAGGAACAGTGTCTGTAGCTGTTGGTCTTATTCCTTTTATTTTAGCAAACTCAAATTGTTGACCTCGTAGTGAACATAATACACCCTCTGTAGATGGTTCTGCAGTTCCTGTTTTAGTAAAAAATAATCTATACTGAGTTTTGTTTGGAACAACTAATGAAACAAAATTAGCAGCATCCATTATATTTTCATTAAAAAAAGATTGCACAGGTATACTAATTGTTCCTAGTTCAACGTCACCGATTCTTGCTGTACCTGCAACAGTTCTTAAACCATCAGCTGCCAAGAATATTAAATCACCTGCAAATTCTTGTATTGTTTGTCCGTTTACACATCCAATGTTTCTAGTAACAGGTGCTACAGCAAAGTTGCTTGACGATGTTCCAGATAATTTAAATATTCTATTTTGACAAAATATAAATAAATTTTCACGAAAAACTTTAATACCTGTTATAGTATCATCAACTTTGAAACTTCCTGCCCCACTACCTGTTGCAAAGTTGTCTTCATCAAATGGCACACTAAAAACTACTTCTTGTGGTGTGCTTGACATACCTGCGTAAAACATGTGGTCTTTAAATACTGTTACAAACTTTGCTCCTGTAACAGCGGTGCTGACTTCTCCACCTCCACCTGATGATACGTCTGTTGCTGCAAACGATGTATTAAATACTGTTGGTGCGTTGTTTCCGTCTGCAACTATAAGCTTGTCGTTACCGTCAAAATTGAATTTTTCAAATGTATATTTACCTGCACTCGTTCTGCCACTGTCTCTTTCTGTCCAAGAGCCACTTCCTGCCGATGCAGTGTGTATTTTTTCTCCTCTTGCTGCAACAATGGTGTCATTAAATATACAAGCTAATAATATTTCTTCTGTTGACAAACTTGTTTGCGGAACAACATTTGTATTGTATTTTACAAATCCATTTATTCTTCTATATCCACCACCTATGTCTGGTTCAAAGTTTTGTAGCTCAAGAGCTTCTCCCGGTTGCATAGCAAATGTAGACTTGTTTAAAACTAATCCACCTTGCAGTGGAAAAGACGCAGGAGTTGTTTGTGATAAATCGGGCATTATCTAACTGTTGCCGTTGCAAAATAATTTGATGTTACAGTTGGATGCACCAGAACTGTTGACCTAACATACTCATACTTGTTTACTAATAAACTTTGCATATTCTTTATGCCTTGTTCAAATCGTGCAAAGTTTAACTGATACTGAGATGTCTCTCCTCTATACTGATAAACAAACGCTGTAGCACCATCAACTATTACTGGAGAAAATCTATCAGGTATACTTGGAGTATCACTTTGTGCTGATAAGTCAGAAGTGAATGTAAAATAGTCATACTTTAATGCATATGTTTTATCAGGAAAGGGGTATAGTAAATAATTATTATCAAGTGTTCGCACTACATGTGTTGGTATTCCCCCACTGTCAAACTGTGCTACCTGTGTACCATTACTGTGAGTTGCAGCAGTTGTACTGTTTGCTCCTCGTGTGCAACCTGTTAATGTATTTGTGCTAATACCTGTGTATGTTATTTGTTCATTTTCTATAAAAATAGTTCCTGCAGAGTCAAACCCTGTGGAACTTGTAAGGTCTATTTCTGTTTCACTAGCATCTAACTCTTCTGCTAGTGTTGTTGTTACTATCTCATCTTCTTGGTCAATAAACTTATCTACATATTCATTATACTGTAGTATACTTAGAGCATTACCTGCAGTAGCTAAGTCTTGGTCTTTTACTATTCTAAATGTGTTATAGTCTACCGTCTTTGCATCTGTGGGTATAGAATATCTAACTGAACCCGGTGCAAGTGTTTCTGTTTTAGTTGAGTGATTAAATGGATAATTAAACTCTCTTTGATTAATATATCGTATCGACTCATTGACCGCATTTTGAGCTTGTATTTGTATACCTCTAGCTGCAGAAAAATTAGAAGCGGTAAGTTGTACTTCATTTAATCTTGCTAATACACTATTTGTCAATGCTAAAAATGTTGCCATTATAAATTCCTAAAATAAAGTGGGGCAAGTTGCCCTGCCCCACCTAGACTATTTAAGCAAGGGTGTCACGGTCTACTTCATTAGCAGTCATGTCACCTGTGTCATCAACGTCCATGCATACAGCAAACATTCGGATTACACCGCCTGTTGTTGTACCTGTCATTGCTTGGATTTCAATGTCGATTGTGTCAGAAGTGCCACCGATAAGAACAGGAGTTTGTCCTGCTTTAAAAGCGTAGTCTCCGACAGATGCTCCGTCAAAGTCGAAACCATCAACAAAGTTATCCAAGTCACCTCCAGTAATACCAAAGTCAAAATCAGTGTCGGTTGAAGTACCTGAGTGAGCAGTTGTTACTTCAAAACCTGCAGCGATAATGAGTGTATTAGCAGGAATAGTTAAACCCGGAATCACATCATTTGCAGCAAGGGCAGTACCCTTATCGCTTGCAGCTGTTGCAAAATTCAGGTCAGCTTGAATCATGTATGGCTGTCTTCCCCTAGCCATACTACCTCTAGCCACAGAGGTTGTATTATCACCTAATGCCATAATTCAATCTCCTTATACTAGATTATACCGAGCGTTAACGAGAGCTTCAGGTCTCAAGATTTTTCTACCGTAAAGGTGCATTCCTCTAACGATATCAGCAAATGAGTCTGGGTCTCGGTAAGTTTCAGTTTTGTTGATTTGTTCAGCAGTAGCGACTGCAGAGTCGTGTCCTGCAACAATAATTCCAAAGTTGGAAGCGTTAGTACCACCAGTAGTAGCAGGTCCTGTTCCGATGGATGGTAGGTTGTTAGAAACAAATACACGGAATCCATGTAAGTTGCCTATAACTTCACCACTCCTAATTCCACCAGATTGTCCAAAGTCCTGATTGAATAGTCGAGAATCCTCGTCCTTCAACACTTCCATGAACACTGGGTCTACAACTAACCATCGACCTTGTGAGTCAACATTTTGTTGGTCAAGTAGTCTAGCCATTCTAGCAATGACTGTTAATGGGAAAGTTGTACCTGCAGCAGGTGTTAAGTCAGTTGCACCCGGTCCTCTAGGCTGAAGCCCAATAGAACTACTGGCTGAACCTGCTGTTCCTGAACCATCGGTAAAGTCAGAAGCATCTAACTTCATTGAAGATAGAAGTTCGTCAGAACCTGCGGTTGCAACGGCTTTAGAACCGTTTACTGTAGTATTAGCAGTATCAGCAGCACCGTGTAGTGCAGACTGTTTAAACCCACATAGATAACCAAGAACGTCTTGGTCATACTGGTCAGATAGTCGATAGGCAGCCCTATCACTCGCTAACGATTGAAAGTTAACGTGAGAATGAGCTTCCTCAATATCATCAACCTTGAACGCAAAGTAGTTAGCTTTGTCGATTGTAAGGCTGAAGTCCTCATCGTCT